ATAAAAAATAAATATATGGAAAAAAAACACGTACCGTTTGTCTCGGAAGTAGAGACATTTAATGAAGTAATGGGTAAAGGTTGGCAAAATCGAACTACTCCAACAATTGATAAAGCAGATGCTGATTTTGTAATTAATTTTATTCAAGAAGAACTTGATGAATTAAAACAAGCAGTAGAAGAAAATGATATAGTAGGAGTATTAGATGCTATATTAGATATTACTTATGTAGGATTAGGAAATGGCGCTTTGGTGTTTGGTTTAAAAGACAAAATTGAACCAGGTTATGCTGAAGTACAAGCCTCTAATTTATCTAAAGTTTGTAAAACAGAAGAAGAAGCACTTGAAACTGTACGAGTTCGTACTATTCAACAAGGTGAACGTTGTCACTTTGAAAAAGTAGGAGACAATTATATTGTGTATAGAACTAGAGATATGAAGGTGATGAAATCAGTAAACTACTTTAAACCAGACTTAAAAAAATTCTTCTAAATGTATCAAGCAATCCATTATGATTTCTCTACTTATACTTACCATCTTCGTGATGATAAGAGTGGTTGGCACGAATTTAAATTTCAACCCACTTATTATAAACGAGTAGATGAGCATGAGGAAGGAGCACAACCTGTATTAACAGGAGGGTGGGCTATACCTACTACAAAATATAATAAAGATGACACTAACTTATTAGAAAAAGATATTAATAAAGAATTAGTTGTGTTACGAGAACTTTACTATAAGTATGATGACGTAATTCCTTCATTTCATAATATTGTACATTTAGATATTGAAATAGAGATGGGAGGCGCTTTAACACCTGAATACATTAAAGCTGCTCCCATGCCTATTACTTCAATTGCTTTAATTGATATGACTACAAAAACAAAAATATGTTTTATTGTAGATAAAAGTAAAGAAATAGAAGAAACAAACCAAGATGGTAAACAAATTATTCCTTGTGGTTCTGAAAAGGAACTAATTAAACGTTTTTTAGACAAATGGGAAGAATTAGATCCAACAATTGTAGTAGGATGGAATAGTGCTTATTTTGATATTCCTTACATATATTTTAGAATTCAACAAATACTAGGTGATGAAGTATTACGTATGTCTCCTATACGAAAAGTAAATTACAGAGAATTTAATGGTGAAATACAAGTTAATATAGCTGGTGTTAACCATTTAGATTATATGTTACTTCATAAAAAGTATATTATGAAGGAAGAGCCATCATATAAATTAGGAGAAATAGGAACTAAATATGTTGGGTTGGGAAAGTTAGAATATGAAGGTAATCTAAATACATTATTTAAAAATGACAAAAATGCTTTTATAGATTATAACTTACGAGATGTTGAAATCATTGAAAAACTAGAGGAAAAATTAAAATTTATCGAGCTAACAATTATGATCTCTCATATTTGTAATATACCTTATGAAAGTATTTATTATAATACAGTAATGAATGAAGGTGCTATTCTAAAGTATTTAAAACGAGAAGGTATTGTATCACCAAACAAACCGACTACCCATAATCCGTCTTTAAAAGCAAATACTGCATCGTATGCTGGTGGTTATTTATTAGAACCAATTCCAGGTCTATATTTTGATGTAATTGATTTAGACTTTACCTCATTATACCCCTCAATTATGAAATCATTGAATTTGGGTATTGAAACATTAGTAGGTAGAATTAAAGTAGATAGTAATCCAACATATGAACAACAACATTCATTAGAAAAACTTAAATTAAGAAATCCTGATGAACAAGTAATTATTGAAAGATTAAACAAAAGTAATTATACTCTTAAATCAGCTCAAATAAAAATAGGAGATTTAATTAAATTAATAGAAAAAAACGAATACACTATATCAGCGTCAGGAGCTATATTTAGAACTGATGAAAAAAGTGTTGTAGCAACTATATTAGAAGGATGGTTTAATAAACGAGAGCACTATCGAGGATTAAAGAAAAAAGCAGGTAAAGACGAAGATTGGGCTAATTATAAATTATATGACTTATTTCAACATGCATTTAAGATTTTACAGAATGCGATGTATGGTACATTTGCAATTAGTGGATGGAGATATACTGATGGTCAATTAATTTGTAGTGCTGCTATTACTAATTCAGGACAAAGATTAACTTGTGAATCAATTGACTTTGTAAATAATAAAATAAATACTGAATTAGGAGTTGAAAAACAATATGTCTGCATTTCAGATACAGATTCAATGTATATTGTATTAGGAGATCTACTTAAACATAGATACCCAGATCTTAAACCTGAAGAAAAAAATGATAAAACACTTAAATTAGCAATCGAAATACAAGACGAAGCAAATGCTGATTTAAATCGTATAAGTAAAAACTTATTTAATATAGCATTTAACACTCATTACTTTCAATTAAAACAAGAGGTAATTTGTTCTAGTGTATTAACTACAGGTAAACGAAGATATGCAATGTATGTTACTAATAAAGAAGGTGTTGCAGTAGAAGAACTAGACATGAAAGGACTTGAATTAATGAAGTCTAACATGAATAAGTTATTTAAGAAATTTGGAGAGGATTTTATCAAAAATATATTATTTGGTAAAGAAAAATCAGAAATAGATGATGATATAGTTACATTCTATAAAGCACTAAAAACATTAGACCCAAGACAATTAGGTAAACCAACAGGAGTAAAACAAATACATAACTACCATCTACCAGCTAAAGCAGGAGATATGTTTAGTGGTTTTAAAATAAAAGCACCATACAATACTAAAGCAGCTATTCGTTACAATGATTTACTTAAATTTAAAAAATTAGATAAAAAATTTGAATCTATAATTGAAGGAGATAAAATATTTGTAATTAACTTAAAACAAAATCCCTACAATTTAGAAACAATTGGTTTACCAAACGCCCAAGTACCTCCAGCAATAGAAGAATTCGTTAAAACATATATTGATGTTGAGGAGATATTTGACTCGTTATTGGCCAATAAGTTAAAATCATTATATCTTGATCTAAAATGGGATTTTCCAGCACTTAACAAAAATGTTGGTAAATTTTTTAACTTTTCGTAATATGTATAATAAATAATAAAATACCATGAAAAAATCAGAATTACAGCAAATAATTAGAGAAGAAATACTAGAAGCAATGGCTGCTCCACCAACTCCCGCAGCAAAAACCGGATCAGTAGCAGGAGGTTCAATATCAACATTAACAGCTGCATTAAAAGGTATAGGCATCACAGACCCAAATATTACTAATATTCTTGGAAAATTAAAAAATCTTAAATATACTCCATCAATGACTGAAAAACAAATTATAACGGATGTATTTAGAAAGATGATGACTACTAATGATGATATAGCTTTATCTAAAGTTTTTAGCGCTTTAAAACAGATGGAAGCAAAATAAGTGATTAAATTAATTAATATATTAAAAGAAATATATCTTGATGAAGCCATTGTGCGTGTTCCTCAAGAAATACTTAATAAAAGTAAAGAAATTTTTAATTATATTAAATCTCATTTAGAAGATTTAAAAACTAAATCACCTAAAGATTATAACCAACCGTATATTGATTCTAAATTTAAGGATTATTTTAAATTTAAAGATCTTAAAAATCAAGATTTAGTTATTAGCATAGGATTTTATAATGATCCTAAAGATGCAGGTGCAGGAAGAATGGATACTACAGATGGTATTCTTTTAATTAATTTATCTTTATTTGATCCTAATAATTTAGAAGATTTTGAAGAGTTAATTGAACATGAATTAGTTCATGCTATGGACCCTAAAATTAAAGACATGAGTATATACAAAGGTATAGCTCATAAAGGAACAGAACCTGCTGGAAGTAATTTTGCGCGTTCTCTAGATAAATCTGCCCTAGGAAATACTAAATCAGAATTTGAAAAAAATTATGAAAAATATTTAAAATCACCTTGGGAGTTTGATGCATTTTCAGCACCACTAATTAATACTCTTAAATTTAATATAAATAAATTTCCAAATGATCCTGCCTATAGAAATTTACTAATTCAATTATTATCAGATATAAAAACTAAAAGCATTGAACAAATAGTTAATGATGATAAATATGAAAAATTACCTTGGTTCTTTAGTAAAAAAGAATGGGATACTAAAAATTGGAATGATGTTTTCAAAGCATACCAATCTGAATTATATAAAATGAAAACTTGGTCAACTAAACCAACTTTATATCAACGTTTTACAAAAAAATTAGGAACAGAATTAATTTAAGACTTGGAATACCAAGTCTTTTTTTATATATTTAAAAAATAAAAGTTATATGATACCTAAATTTGAATTACAAGCAGTTATAAATAAATATTACCTAAACGGAATGAATGAAGCCGTTAAATGGGATATTAAAGATAAAAACTTAAACATTAAGTTTACTTCACCAACAAAAGAAATGATTGGAGAAGTAACACATACTGATTTTACCTTACCTGATGCAAACATTGGTATAAGTAATACTTCTCAATTATTAAAATTAATTAGTATAGCAAATGGAGATGTATTGTTGAGTTTTGTTAGGAATGGTAAATCATTTTCTAAACTAATTATCTCAGACAATCAATTTACCGCTAATTATACTTTAGCTGATATGTTAACAATTAATAAATCAGGTGCTTATAAAGGATCTGAAGATTATAATTTAACTACATCACTAGATAAGGATATTATATTAGCAATGATAAAAGCAAAATCAGCATTAGATGAAAGTCCTACTGTGATGTTAAAACCATCTACAAATATGGATGGTGAATTTGAGTTAGAGTTAGTGTTTGGAGGCGATATAGAATACTCAAACAAAGTATCTTATTACTTAGCTAACTTTGTTAAAAACAATGTATCACATGATTTTACATTAGGATTCAACTCAGATTTACTTAAAGAGATATTAGTAGTTAATAAAGATTCTGATGAAGCAAAATTGTCTATTAATTTAGAAGGATTGATGAAATTAGAATTTAAATCAGGTAACATAAAAAGTATTTATTACATAGTTCAAAAAGATATATAATGTTTTCAATAGTTAAACAATTTATAGATTGGAACGGGAGTCTATACATTATCAAACGTTCTCTTAAAGAGGATCGTTTACCTCAAGATTTAATACAAGAATTTAAAGAATTCGTATTAGCTGATACCGTAGTAAAAAAAGACGGAATATTACATTTTATCCAAAAAATCGATGAAGCTCAAATAATTGAAGAAGAAGAAAGTGAGCTTGGTGAAGTAATTGAAAATTAATATATTTATACAAGTAAAACAAGTTATAAAAAAATAAAATCTATGTCAAAATTACAAGCTGTATTCAACAGCATCATCGTTAGACCTCAAGAAGAGGAAGAGCAAACTTATGGTTCAATCGTTGTCCCGGATTTGGGGCGTGAAAAAGGCCTTAGAGGTACTGTTGTATCTGTAGGACCTGGCTATCACTCCGCAACAGGAATATTCATCGAATCATCACTTAAAGTAGGTCAAAAAGTTATTTTACCTCCAATGGGTCCTACCAAAATAGAAAGCGATGGCGAAGAATTTTGGTCGTGCAGTGAAAATATAGTATTAGCAATTATTAACGATTAAAATTAAGTTATGAACAAAAAAGTAGAATTTGGGCCTGAAGCCCGTAAAAAGATTGTAAAGGGTATTAATAAACTAGCAGATGCAGTTACATCTACTCTAGGACCCAATGGTAGAAACGTTATATACACTGAGTATGGCGAAGTAAGATCAACAAAAGATGGTGTATCAGTTGCAAAACAGATTTCAAATTTAGAAGATCCTATTGAAAATTTAGGTGTTGAGATGATTAAACAAGCATCTATCAAAACAGCAAATAATGCAGGTGATGGTACAACAACATCAACACTCTTAGCTCAAAAAATGATTAACGAAGGTTTATCATCATTAGATAAAGGAGCAAATGCAGTAGAAATTAAACGTGGTATTGATTTAGCTATTAAAGAAGTAGTAAATTGTATGCGTAAAGAAATTGCACAAGACATCACTTCAGAAAACCAATTAGAACAAGTAGCTACCATTTCCGCAAACAACGATCCTGAAGTAGGAAAATTGATTGCAACAGCAATGGAAAAAGTAGGTCGTGAAGGAGTAGTTCATATTGAAGAATCTAAAACTGGAGAAACATATCTTGAAACAGTAGAAGGTATGCAATTCGATAGAGGATATAAGTCACATTACTTTGTTACAAATAACAATGACATGTCTTGTACTTTAGATGAACCATTTGTTTTAATCGCAGATAAAAAGTTTGGTCAAGTAAAAGATTTATTACCAATTTTAGAATATGCTTCAACAAGTGGAAAATCATTATTAATCATTGCTGAAGATATTGATGGAGAAGCTTTATCTACTCTTATTGTAAATAAAATGAGAGGAACATTAAAAGTATGTGCTGTTAAAGCTCCTGACTTTGGTGATCGTAGAAAATTATTACTAGAAGATATGGCTATCATGACTGGTGGTGTAGTATTTTCTCCAGACAAAGGAATGAAATTAGATAAATTTGATAAGTCTTGGTTTGGTAAAGCTCGTTTAGTTACTGTAACTAAAGAAGAAACAACAATTGTTGATGGTAAAGGCGAAACAAATAAAATCGAAGCTCGAATTGATGAATTACAACAACAAATTGAAAAATCAATTGTGCCATTCGAAAAAGAAAAGTTACAAGAACGTTTAGCAAAATACATTGGTGGAGTAGCTATTATTCATGTAGGTGGAAATAGTGAATTAGAAATGAAAGAAACTAAAGACCGTGTTGACGATGCTTTACATGCTACAAAAGCAGCAATTGAAGAAGGTATTGTACCAGGTGGTGGTTCTGTTTTATTATATGCTCGTGAAGCAATTACACGAACAAGAATGGAATTAGATTCTGATCTTTATATTGGTAAAGAAATTGTTTACAAAGCATGTGCTGCTCCATTTATGAAAATTTTAGCAAACGCTGGTTATTCAGAAGGTGAATGTTATGGTTTAATTAATCAAATGGGTAAAGACAATTGGACAGGATATAATTTAAAATCTGAAACATTTGTAAACATGAAAGAAGCAGGAATTATTGATCCAGCTAAAGTAACTAGAAACGCACTAGAAAATGCAGCGTCGATTGCAGGTACAGTATTATTAACTGAAGCAGCAATTATCGAAATAAAAGACGATAAAAACGAAGCACCTGAAATGGGTGGAATGCCTGGGATGTACTAATGAAAAAAGAAGTATACATATTAATCGCCCGGAGAAACCCTCCAGGCGATAAATGGTGTTTAGTAGATGATACTACAAACACTGTTCATCTATCACTAACTGAAACGTTAGAAGCGTATTATCAAACAGTAAATACACCTTACGATTTTAAGTTATCGCCTTTAAAAGGAGAACTATACATCATTACAACAGAAGATGTTGCACCACCTCCTCCCCCTCCAGTAAAAAAATTCAATATATATGGAGATCTTTAGATTTGGATTCCTAAATTATTGATTGTATATTTAAAAAAATAAAAGTTATGACAAAAAGATTACATACAATTTTAAATGAAAAATGGAGACCCGATACATTAGAAGGTTATATCTGTCGAGATGAAACTAAATTAAAATTCGAAGAATTTATTAAACAACAAGATATCCCTCACCTCCTATTCGCAGGTAAACCAGGCGCAGGTAAAACAACAATCGCTAAAATATTAGTCAAAAATATTGATTGTGATTATTTGTATATCAATGCAACTGATGAACGTTCAATTGATGTAATGAGAGATAAAGTAGGAGCATTTGCGGCTGCTGGATCATTTAAACCACTTAAAATAGTGATTTTAGATGAAGCAACTCACATCTTACAAGCAGGACAAGTTATTTTGTTAAACATGATGGAAACATATAGTTTAACTACTCGTTTTATCTTAACAGGTAACTACCCAGAACGTTTAATCGATCCACTTAGAAGTAGATGTCAGGAATTTGATTTAGCTCCTCCATCTAAGAAAGTAATTGCTCAACACATTTCAGTTATTTTAGACAAAGAAAATATCGAATATGAAATACCTGATTTAGTAACTATTGTAAATAAATATTTTCCTGATTTTAGAAAGATTATCAATAACTGTCAAAAGTATACTATAGATGGTGTTTTAAAATTAGATACAATGTCTAATACAGACGACAACTATAAAGATGCTTTATTGGCTGAATTAAATAAACCATCCGTTAAATCGTTTAATAACATTAGACAAATTATTGCTAATACTGATTTAGAAGATTTTGATGATGTGTATAAATTTTTATACGAGAAATTAAATGAGTACTCTAATGGAAATGAAGGTATAATTATATGTTACTTAGAAGAATATATGTATCATGCTACTTTTAGATTAGATAAAGAAATAAACATAATGGCTTGTATAGCTAAAATCTTAGAAACAATAAAATAAATAAATAAAAACAAAATGAAAGACTTAACTCAACCCCAAATCGACATTACATTAACTAAAGCAGTTGTTGATGAAAATGGAAAACCAATTTTATTAGCTGAAGGAACTATCTTACGTAAAGGAAGTAAATTTATCTTAGGAACAGACAAAGATCCATTAATTCCAATTCCAATAATGTATGATGTAGAAACAAAGAAAATTTTATTAGATATGATTCCTAAAGAAATAAGAGAGGAATATTCAGAAATTGGATTTACATTAGAGCAAAAGTAATGACTAAAGACAAAATATATACTGTATTTGATTTAATTAAAGGAATCATTGACACTAAACCATCATGGGACTCATTGTCTCCTGATAAACAAAAGGTGTTTAATGGATATATGGTTAATAGAATTTTATCAATGAATCCTAAATATGTTGAAGTTGTTAATTACGTTCAAGGATTAAATATTAAAGATAATAAAAAGTTGTATGAGGTGTATTGTTTTTTGATCCCAAGATCAAAGAACACTTACTCCCCATTCATCAGATCAACTACTAAAAAACTATATCCAACTGAATTACTAAAACATATATCTGAACAATTTGAATGTGCTACTTCAGAAGCTGAAGAGTATATTCAAATGGTAGATAAAGAATGGTTAGAGGAAATTTTAACTAGTAGAGGAATAGATGAAAAAGAAATTAAAAAACTAGTAAAATGATAAAAGAAGAAAAAAAATTAATTTTAGGAAATGAACTTCCATTTCCTACAGGAACCATTGCTATAACACAACCTAATCATGTAGGATGTTATAAAATAGGTGGTGAGCAAGGATTACATTTCTATTTAACAATTAAACCAAAATGGTTTCATAGAAAAATGATGAAATTATGTTTAGGATGGGAATGGGTAAATAATAAGTAAAATATAAAAATGGCAAAAGAAGAAATGTCTGTTATTGAACAGCTAGAAAAAGAATATCCTACTATCGCTCAAGGATACAAACAAATAATGAAAGAACAATATACATTGTTTGCACGTAAGCACATAGACTATGGAATGTCAAATATCGCTGCTGGTACTCAATTAGTAAACGATGAAGAAAAAGACTTTGCATTAACTGGACTTTGGTATCGCTTATCAGATAAAGTAAATAGATGGAAAAATCTTATCATTACTAAACAAACTGCTAAAAATGAAGCATTAACTGATACTTATCAAGATATTACTAACTATGGCATTATTGCTCAGTTAGTAGAAAGAGGTCTTTGGAAAAAATAGTATGGCTAAAAGTAAAATTCCATCTACAATAAAACAAATCCAAAACTACAAACCGCAGGAAATAAACTACGCATTTCAAAAAACTATTTCCTATTCTCAAATGTCAATGTATTTGCAATGCCCTAAAAAATGGGCATTACAATACAGAGATGGACATAAAGTACCTAGTTTTTCTATCAACATGACTTTTGGAACCGCAATACACGAAACATTACAAAATTATTTATCTGTAATGTATAGTGAATCAGGAGCAGCTGCTGATAAAATTAATCTATGGGAATATTTTGAAGACTGTTTTAGTGCTACATATTTAAATGGATACAAATCAAACAATAATATCCATTTTACCAACCCAAATGAAATGAGAGAATTTTTTGATGATGGAGTAGCTATATTGGATTTCATTAAAAAAAGACGAGGCGAATATTTTAGTATTAAAGGATGGCATTTAGTAGGAATCGAGATCCCCATCGTTATAGCGCCAAATAAAACACATAACAACGTTTTATTCAACGGCTTCATTGACTTAGTAATGTATCATGAAGGAACAAATAAATTCGTTATCTACGATATAAAAACAAGTACTCGTGGGTGGGGAGATAAAGAAAAGAAAGACGAAATTAAACAATTCCAAATACTACTTTATAAATCATTTTTTAGTGAACAATTTGGAGTTCCTGAAGAAAACATCGATGTTGAATTCTTTATTGTTAAACGTAAAATATGGGAAGCAAGTGAATTTCCTCAAAAACGCGTACAACAATTTACTCCTGCAAATGGTAAGACAAAAGTAAATAAAGCTAAAACATCACTCACTACATTTATTGAAAGTGTGTTTAGTATAGATGGTACTTATAAAGATGTTGAACATCAAGCACAACCAAGTAAATCAACATGTAACTATTGTCCATATAAAGATAAAAAAGAATTATGCAATAAGGCGATTCTTAAGTAATATATGTATATTTATATATAAATTAAAACATGGAAAATAAAGACATTTTAACATCAGTAAAAGTAAACCCAGAGTTATTCGATACTTTTAAGATCGAATGTGTAAAGAGAAAGTTTTCACTAAATAAGCTTGTAAATCGAGCAATTGATTTGTATCTTACAGATGAAAATTTTAGAAAACAAGTTAGTAACTACACAAAATAAACAAATAAATAAACAAACCAAAAACAAGTTATATGAATTCAAGTTTTGCTTACATTCCTCAGAATGAGAGGAAGAAAATTTTACTTATTTGCGATGATTTAAGAGTACACTCAGGTGTAGCTACTGTTGCTCGTGAAATGGTATTAAATACTGCCCAACATTTTAATTGGGTACAAGTTGCAGGTGCAATTAATCATCCTGAAAAAGGTAAACGTCTAGATTTATCTCAAGACACAAACAACAATACAGGATTAACTGATTCCTCAATAATGATCTACCCAGTAGATGGATATGGTGATCCTAATTTAATTAGACATTTGATCAAACAAGAAAAACCAGATGCTATCTTTTTAATTACTGATCCAAGATACTTTATGTGGTTGTTTCAAATTGAAAATGAAATCCGTAGAAAAGTTCCTATTGTGTATTTAAATATTTGGGATAACTATCCGGCACCAATGTATAACAGACCATTCTATGAAGCATGTGATGCGTTGTTAGGTATTTCAAAACAAACAGTTAACATTAATAAATTAGTGTTAGGTGGTAAAGCAAAGGATAAATTAATTAAATACGTACCACATGGTTTAAATCATGATATGTTTAGACCTTTAACTGATGCTGAAAAATCAAGTAAAGATTATGTTGATTTTAAAAACAATATGTTTAAAGGAAAAGAATACGATTATGTTTTATTCTTTAATTCTAGAAACATTCGTCGTAAACAAATACCTGATACTTTATTAGCATACAAATACTTCATTGATTTACTACCAGAAGAAAAAGCTAAAAAATGTGCTTTTTTACTTCACACTCAAGTAGTAGATGATAATGGAACAGATTTAGGTGCTGTATGTGATTTCCTATTTAAAGGGGAAGAAAAATATAACATTGTATTTTCTAGCTCACCATTACCTCCAGACAAAATGAATTATTTATATAACATGTCTGATACTCAAATCTTATTAACATCAAATGAAGGATGGGGATTAGCATTAACAGAAGCTATTTTAGCAGGTAAAATGATTATCGCTAACGTAACAGGTGGAATGCAAGATCAAATGCGTTTTGAAGAAGAAGATGGATCATGGATGGAATTAAGTGCTGATTTACCCTCAAACCACAATGGTACAATTGATAAACATGGTGAATGGGCTTTACCAGTATATCCTACAAATCGTTCAATGCAAGGTTCACCAGTTACTCCTTATATTTGGGATGACAGATGTACATCTGAAGATGCTGCTGAACAAATAGGAAGAGCATATCATATGTCTAAAGAAGAACGTAACTCTAGAGGATTAAAAGGTAGAGAATGGGCTTTAAGTGATGAAGCAGGTTTAACAGGAGAAAAAATGGGTCAAAGAATAATTAAAAATTTAGACACTTTATTTTCAACTTGGAAACCAAGAAAGAAATTTGAACTTATAGATACTAAAAACGTAGAAAAAAGAGAATTAAATCATAAATTAATATACTAAAATGAACAAAACAAGTTGTGTAATATATGCACCCGTAGACACTTTAAGTGGTTATGGTTCAAGATCAAGAGATACAGTTAAATCAATTATCGATTTAAAGAAAGATGAATGGGATATTAAAATTATTCCATGCGCATGGGGAAATACCCCAACAGGTTTTATTGAAGAAAATCCTGAATGGAAATTTTTAGAGGAACGTTTTATACTAACACCAAAACTACCATACCAACCAGATATTTTTATTTGGATTACTATACCTCAAGAATTCCAAAAAGTAGGAAAATACAATATCGGTATTACTGCAGGATTAGAAACAACAATTGTACCTAGTGATTGGGTTGAAGGAGTAAATAGAATGAATTTAGTATTAGTTTCATCTGAACACTCTAAAAAAGCATTTATTGATTCTAAATATCAAAGAATGAATAACCAAACGAAACAACCTGAGGGAACTATTGAAATAACTACTCCAATTGAAGTATTGTTTGAAGGAATTGATACAAACATCTACAAATACTTAGATACACCAAATAAAGAAATTGGTGATTTAAATACAATCAAAGAAGAATTCTGCTATTTATTTGTAGGACACTGGCTACCAGGAGATATAGGTGAAGATAGAAAAAATGTAGGTTTGTTAATTAAAGCATTTTTAGAAACATTTAAAAACAAAAAGAATAGACCAGCACTTATCTTAAAAACATCAATAGTAAGTCCATCTTATATGGATAGAGATGAAGTACTAAAACGCATTAATCAAATTAAAACATCGATTAATTCAACTGACTTACCAAATATCTACTTACTTAATGGTGAATTTACAGACGCTGAAATAAACGAAATATACAACCACCCAAAAATAAAAGCGATGTTCTCGTTAACTAAAGGTGAAGGTTTTGGACGTCCATTACTTGAGTTTACTCAAAGTAAAAAGCCATTAATTACAACTAATTGGAGTGGACATGTTGATTTTTTAAATCAAGAGTTTACATCATTAATAGGTGGTACATTAACTAACGTTCATCCGAGTGCTGCTAATAATATGTTGATGAAAGAATCACAATGGTTTACTCCAGATAATAGCAGAGTAGGATTTTATTTAAAAGATGTGTTTGAAAACTACAAAGACTATACGGATGGAGCTAAACGTCAAGGATTCTATTCTAAAACTAATTTTTCATTTGAAAAAATGACTGAAAGATTAGCTGAACATTTAAAACGTATTCCTGAATTTCCAAAACAAGTAGCTTTAAAACTACCAACACTTAAAAAAATAGAATTACCAAAATTAACTAAAATATAAAATGGAAGACAATTTAATAATTTGTAAGCACTGTGGATCAGATGCTTGCTACGAAGTAGAATCAGCTCCAACAGTTAAAACATATTCTTGTTTTGGATGTGGATTTACAACCAATTCATTAATGAAAGAAGGAGAAAAATTCTATGAAGAACAACTAGAAGTATTACCTGAAATCTACAAAGATGTAATATCTACAGATGTAAATGGCTTAATTTGGATGCCTACAACAGTAAACCTACCTCAAAACGGAATGGTGTTTTACAACGGTACAAACAAAGAAAATGCTAAATGGGCAGCTGTTAAAGCAATAGAAGTAACTGAAGCAGAAAAAACAAAATACCCAATTAAAGGCAAACCAGGTAAATTTTATGAATGGAGAATGGACATGACTACAATGAAATCATTTGAGCAAAATGAATTTATGGATGCTCTTTCATTTATAGGAGTCATTCCAGAATAATTTGGATTATAAAAATTAATTTTTTATATTTACAGTATGAAAATATCTTATTGTATTACTGCTTGTAATGAACATATTGAACTTGAAAAATTACTTCGTTTCTTAAAATTAAATATTCGTAAAGAAGACGAGGTAATAATTCAGTTAGATAGTGTTAACACCACAAATGAAGTACATGAAGTTTGTAATTTATTTACTGGTTTTAATCATAAAGAGGAATTAATAGATGCTATTACAAACAGTAAATGTTATCAATTTCCATTAAACAATGATTTTGCTACGTTTAAAAATGAATTATTTAAGCAAGCAACAGGAGATTATATATTCTCTATAGATGCTGATGAAATACCTCACATCGATTTAGTTAAACTTTTACCATTAATGTTAGAACAAAATCCAGAAGTGGATATGTTCTTAGTTCCTAGAGTAAATACAGTAGAAGGTCTTACACCTGAACATATTGCTAAATGGGGATGGAATGTAAGTGATAAAGGATGGGTTAATTTTCCTGATTATCAAACACGTATTTACAAAAATATTCCTGAAATTAGATGGGAAGGTAAAGTACATGAGCGAATTAAGGGTACTAAAACATTCTCCCCACTACCAGCAGAAGAGGTTTGGAGTTTATATCATCCAAAAGAAATAACAAGACAAGAAAAACAAAATAAATTTTACGAAAACATATGATAAAAACAATAGAATATAAATCAAATGTGTATCCTAAATTCCAAGAAGAAGGATATGCTGCTCAATTTGCAATCCCATTTGCTAAACATGTATGTAAAGGATTTGGTGTTGATGTAGGTTGTATGAAAGAAGACTGGGCATTCCCCGGAGCTCAAACAGTTGACCCTGATCTTAATGGATATACAGCATTAGATTTTCCATATGAAAAGTTAGACTATATATTTAGTTCACATTGTTTAGAACATGTATATGATTGGGTGGAAGTATTAGATTATTGGACTTCCAAACTTAAAAAAGGAGGTACATTATTTCTCTACCTCCCAGATTACTCACAAGCATATTGGAGACCTTGGAATAATAGAAAACACTTAAATATTTTTACATCTGAAATAATTGCTGATTACATGGAAGACAGAGGATATATTAATATTTTCAAATCAGGAGTAGATCTAAATAATGCATTTATGGTAATGGGAGAGAAAAAATGAAATATTTAATAACTGGAGGTACTGGATTTATTGGGAAATCTTTAATAGAAAGATTATCTGGTGAGACCATACTTCTAATAGGAAGAAATTGGCAAACTTCTTTAGAATTATCTAATCATATCAAAAATTTCAACCCAGATTATATAATTCATTGTGCAGCTGAAATTAAAGATCCTTCAAAAACATTTGAATCAAACATATTAATGACTAATTGGCTTTTAAATGTTACAAAGGATATTAATTATAAAGCTTTTGTTAGTTTAGGATCATCTTCTGAATATGGGGAAACTAATATACCTATGTCTGAAAAAGAATCATTAAAACCTAGAACAATGTATGAGGGGACAAAAGGAGCCAGCTCATTATTATGTCAAGGATTTGCTAGAGAATATAATAAACCTATAGCTATAGTTAGACCATTTAGTGTATATGGAATAAATGAACCTAGTAATAGATTAATACCTACTTTATTTAGAAATTTTAAAAATAATAATATATCTAAAATAAGTTTAGGGGTACATGATTTTATCCATATAGATGATTTTATTGATGGTATATTTTCAGTACTTTATTCCGAAAAAGAAATTATGTTGGGAGATATAGTTCATTTTGGGGGTGGAGTTCAATATTCAAATTTAGAAGTTTTTCATATTATAAAAAAAATATTTAATTTAAATTTGAAATATGAAAAAATAGATAATATATTTAATAAATACGATGGTTTAAATTGGGTAGCTGATATAACTTATGCTAAATCAAAATATAAATTCAATCCAAAATATAACTTAGAAACTGGTTTAAAAGAAATTTATGAAAAAAAATATAGATAAATTAAATAAAAGAATACTTGAAATAAGTATCAAACATAAATTATCTCATTTGGGAAGTTGCTTTACAGCTCTACCTATAATTTATGAAATATATAATAATAAAAAATCTGAAGATAAATTTATATTATCAAGTGGACATGCTGGATTAGCTTTATATGTCGTATTAGAACATTTTCATGGGGTTGATGCTGAATATTTATTAGAAACTCATGGAATTCATCCTGAACGTGATTTGGGAAATTTTATTGAAGTATCAACAGGTAGTTTAGGATTAGGTATTACTATAGCAACAGGAATAGCATTAGCTAATCCAAAAATTAAAGTATATTGTTTAATATCTGATGGAGAATGTGCAGAAGGGAGTATTTGGGAAGCGTTAAGATTTATAGATGAAAATGATATTTCAAATATTGAAATACATGCCAATATAAATGGTTGGGCTGCTTACAAACCAGTAAATGTTGAAAAATTATCTCAAAGATTAAAATCATTTTTACTAAAAATTAATATTCATTATACTAATGTTAATGAAATTTTTGAAACTCAAACCCCATTAGCCGCTCATTATGAAGTAGCTAACCTTAATACTATAATTAAATAATATGGAAACAAAACAATTAAAACTTATAAACAACGATGTTCTAAATTTAGATATATCATCTGAAGTACTTCAGAACCACTTTAATAACCCAAGATGTTGCACCGTACCAATATTAAACCAAACAAATTCAGATTACTATAAAAAATTTGTAAATGAAGATGATAAAGTAATTGTTGATTTAGGAGCAAATATAGGTTTAGTATCAATACATTTATCCTCTTATGCTGACAAAATAATTTCAGTAGAACCTACACCATCACATTTTAACATATTAAAACATTTTACAAAAGATTTTAAAAATATAGAATGTGTACAAGGAGCCATTTCAGATAAAAATGAATTAACTAGTTTTTACATATTAGACGATACAACTGAAAATTCGCTAATGAGTGGAAAAGGGGGAATGGAAGTAATTGTTCAAACATATACATTAAAAAATATAGTAGATATGTTTGATTTAAAAGTTATTGATTTTTTAAAGATAGATATTGAGGGTTCTGAAATAAAATTTTTGAGTGAAGAAAATATCAAAACTTTAGGAGAATATGTTAAGAAATTTTTCATAGAGTTCCATACAACTAATGGAATCCATTATAGAGAATATAGAGATAAATATAATACATTATTCTCTAGTTTAGGTTGGGAAGTTGAAAATTTAAATGAAGATTCATTATATTGTTATAGAAAATGAGAAGAACATTCGCAAAATATTTAGAAAATAAAATAGAACAAGATCCTTCTATTTTATTAATTACAGCAGATTTGGGTTATGGTATGTTTGATAGCATTAAAACCAACCACCCTAATAATTTTATCAACTGTGGGGCTTCAGAACAACTAATGATTGGATTATGTGTTGGAGCTGCTTATGAAGGAAAAAAACCTATAGCATATTCTATTACTCCATTTTTGATATATAGACCATTTGAATTAATTAGAAACTATGTTAATAAAGAACAACTTAACATAAAACTAATTGGATCCGGAAGAGATAAAGATTATTCTCATGATGGTTTTAGTCATTGGGCTGAGGAAGATGAAGATGTGATGTTAAATTCTTTTAAAAATATTAAATCATACTGGCCTGAAATGGATAATATTAATCAAATATTAGATGAAGTATTTAATTGTACTGAACCTTGTTATTTAAACTTAAAACGATAAATTATGGGAAATCCTTTAAATAAAATTAATTTAAAACAATTATGTGATTTCTATAGTATAGAAACATATGTAGAAACAGGTACAGGAGAGGGTAATAGTCTACAAGTAGCACTAAATATCAACTCATTAAACAATATATATACAGTTGATATAGACCCTGATATGTTAATCCAAGCCTCTAATCGATTAGGATGTATGGATAGAGTTACCTATAGTTGTAACAATTCATTTGATTTTTTAAATAAAATATTACAAAATGAGTTAATAGATAAAGATAATGTTTTGTTTTTCTTAGATGCACATTTTCCTTTTGCTGATTTTAAAAAGATGACCTATCAAGAATCAATTGACTTTTATAAGAATCAAGCCATACCTCTAAAAGATGAACTTGAATTAATAATGAAATATAGATCAAACTTCAATGATGTTATTATATTAGATGATTTAAGAATTTATAAGGATGGTCCATATGAGGGGGGTAATTGGGAAGATCGGTTACTCTATAAATTAGGAGATGAGAGTTTTATATACCAATTTTTTCCTGATAGGACTATAACTGAGTATTATACAGAACAAGGTTTTATTTTAATTACACCGTAAATTTTATTACATATGAAAGATATAGTTATTTGCACTCATGTTTCCGATCATTTATATGATAGTATTGGAGCTCATAAATTAGTAAAATCCATCCAATTTTTCCACCCTGAATTAGATTTAATAGTATTTGGAGATGAAACCTTAAATAAAATTATGGATGAGGATCCAAGAATTAATTGGAATAATATTCACCCAATAGTATCCTATATGTTAACTGATCATTATAAAACAATTATTCATATGGATGCTGATTCTATGTTAGTTGATAGGATTGATGAATTATTAGAAAATGTTTCAAAGTATGATGTTATTGGTGTTAGAAATACTAATGATTATCATAAAGCAGGGAAAGATAATCCAATAAGTTGTAAAGATGTTCATTATACTAAATATATAAATGCTGGATTAGTAGCTGTATCTAATAAAGAATTTTATGAAGATTGGATTAACCTAAATTTTGAATTATCAGACCATCTACCTTTTGGAGAAAATGATACATTAAATATGTTATTCCACTCAGAAAAATATAATTCACATATAATAGATGATTTTGGTACTGATTTATATTACGGTTTATCAAATGTTTGGGGTGAGACAAACCATTGGGACTCATGGAAACAAATATATGTTGAAAATGGTAAATTAAAACTAAATAATAAAACAGTAAAAGTATTACATCAAGCTGGAGGTACAATGCCTATTAAATTAGATTTTAATCAATTTAATGATGATGTTAAACCCTACCTAGAAAAAATTTGTTCATGAAAGTAATAATTAATCAACCTTTTGGTATTGGAGATATATTATTCCTTCAACCATTAGTTTCTCGTTTAGATATTGAGGAAGCCATATGGCCTATAGTAGATCATTATTATTGGATAAAAGAATATATTAAAATAGATAATCTCACATTCATAAAACAATCAGAATATAAAATAACAGATTATACAAATTATACTGAGGTTCCTTTCCAACATGCTCATTCAATCATTCCTCAAGCAGAAGATTGTATGCAAGCTAAATACAATATGTTAAATGTAGATCCTGAATTATGGAGGACATTATCATTTAATAGAAATCAAGAAAAAGAAAATAAATTAAAACAACATCTAAATATATCTTCAACGGATAAATTTATATTTATTAATAATAATTTCGCTGGACCTGAGTATAATTATAAAGTAGATATTAAATTACAAACAAATTTAAAAATTGTCTATCAAGAATATATTAGTGGTTTTACATTATTAGACTGGTGTGGTGTTTTGGAACAAGCAGAAGAAATACATACTGTTTCTACAGCCTTATTTTTTGTAATTGAGACTTTGAATTTAGAAAATACTCAATTACATTTATATCCTAGAAAACCACTAGATAAAGATTTATCACCAATTAAAACATTAATTAACCCAAAATGGATATGTCATGAGTAAAATAAAAGTATATTTAAGACACTATAATAAAGCTAATCTAAGAAAACAAGAAGTGAGACCTAATTGGTTTTCTTATGAAAGGTGTTATCGTTCAATAAAGAATGCGGATGTTGATTTAACAATATTACTTGATGGTAATAAAGTGGATCACCATTTTAAATTTGATGATGAAGATAATATAATAGAATATACAGGTGGAAGTGACGCTGCTAGTTTTAAATTTTGTCTTGAAACAATTAAAAATTCAAATTTACAAAATGATGATATAATATATATAGTTGAAGATGATTATATGCACATTCCTAACTGGGAATTAATATTAAAAGAGGCTTTTGATAATTTTAGTGTAGATTATGTTACGTTATATGATCACCCTGATAAGTATTTTTTAGCAATGTATGAACAATTACAATCAAAAATTTTACATACCCCATCTATCCATTGGAGAACTACTCCATCAACTTGTAACACATATGCTGGTAAATGGAGTACTTTTAAAAAACATTGGGATATTCATATGAAATATTGTAGTCCCGAACACACTCACGATGGTTATGATCACACTAAATTTATTAATTTATGGGAGCAAGGATCTAATTTAATTTCCTCTATACCTGGTTATTCAACACATTGTGAAGTACCATTTTTGTCACCATTAACGGATTGGAATAAAATATGATATCAGTAATAATACCCACTTATAAATCCCCAGATGCCTTAGACTTATGTCTTAAATCAGCAATCGAAGGACAGCAAGATAGAAAAAACCAAATTATAGTAGTTGTAGATGGTTTTTACGATATCAATAAAGAAGTACTCGAAAAATATGCTAAATCAATTGATATACTGGATTTAAAAGAAAATGTAGGACTATGTAGAGGTACTAATTTAGGCGTTTATAATGCAAAGTATGATTTAGTTTTAATAGTAAATGATGATAATGTATTTCCACGAAACTGGGATCTATCATTACTAGAATCTTATCAACCAAACTCAGTAGTATCTCCAAATCAAATAGAACCTACACCTAGTATGTTTCCTCAATTTATAATTGAGAATTTAGGAAGAGATCCTAAAACATTTGATTTAGAGAAATTTTGGATGTTTGATTACCATGTTACCTCAGGATATAAAGTAGACGAAACTGGTTCTACACTACCCATTTTTATGTCTAAAATAGATTACTTAAAAGTAGGTGGTTGGGATGAAAATTATGAGCAAGGAATGGTTGCGGATTGGGATTTCTTTCTTAAATGCCAATTATCAGGAATGAAGATGCTTAGAACATACGAATGTCACCTTTATCACTTTGCTTCTATATCTGTAAATGGAGAAAAAAGAAGACAAGCTGAAATGAATGGACATGAATACGCTAAGTACAAATGGGGTTCTTATATAAAACATAATCCTTTAGATAACTCAAAATATCTTTAAATTAGGATTCTAGAACTCTCTTTCATATATTTATCAAAAATTAAAAATCATGCCAGAATACAAACCTTACTACTACTACGCTAAAAACGACCCAAACAAGGAAGCGATCGACAAAATTCTAGCATTTGACTTTGAAAGCGCATTAACGCATTTTGCAAATCGAAAACAAATGAAGGAACATTTATTTTTAACATTATTTGAAATAATAAATTCTTATGAAACTAAATCTAAGTAACTTTGGTAAAAAGTTAAAATTAAACAAACGCTCCAAAAAAGAAGTAACCATTTCTGAAGAGGAATTATTTGTCGAAACTATAGAAATAATATATAAATGTTGGGATAGATCAAATAAACTATACGATATGTTTAAAATTAGTTTTTTAGAATATGAAGAAGAATATTTTCGTATTATGGAGAATTTAATCTTATTAAAGTATGGTCCATGGAAATCTGAAATTATATTATGGTATATATTTGGAAGAGTAGATATGGATGGAAACATGCAATCATTAGCAGTACAAAATAATGATAAAGAACCACAAAATATTATTTTAAGTACACCCCAAGAACTTTGGGATTTTTTAAAAAAATTAGAAGAAGAAAAAAACAAATAAAAGTTATGAAAAAATGTATCATATGTGGTGAAGAAATTCACCCAAAACGATTAGAGATTTTACCAAGCGCTACTAGATGTGTTGCTTGTTCTAACACAAAACAAAAAGCAGGAATTACAGTTACAAAAGGAACAGGTGATCATACTTACAATGAAACAATAATCATGGATCATGATGAATATGTTAAATTTCAAGAAATAGAACGTTTAAAAAATGGTAAACGAGTAGATGAAATTACTCATCCAGACGAATTTGAAGAAGAAGAAGAAGTAGAAAATGACGAAGTAGATCCAACTGAATTAGCATAGTATGCCTAAACCTAAACCACTTACTAAGGAGCAAATACTGTTAGCTATGCATAACACTAAGTCTAACAGGGCAGCTGCTAGATTTATGAATTGCTCTTATAGTCATTATAAAATGTGGGCTAAACGATATAATGAATTTGAAGGTGGTAGAACATTATTTGATATACATTTAAATCCTAAAGGATTAGGTATTGCTAAATGGGGGAAAAATCCAAAGAAAAATAGTAAGTTTAAAACAATAGACATCATTGAGGGAAGAATATCCCACACTCATTTTAAACCTGAGGAAATCAAGAAGAGGATGATTGAGGAGAATTTCTTAAAAGAGGAATGTGCTATATGTGGATTTAGTGAACGACGAGTTAGTGACTATAAGGTGCCCATAATATTAAATTTTAAGGATAACAACCCAGCTCATTATAACTTAGGTAACATTAGATTTTTATGTTATAATTGCTTTTTCTTAAATCACGGCGATATATTTAATAAACAAGACTTACATCAGTTAGAAACACATACACCAACAAATGGAACTACTGACGCAATTGAATTTGAATTAGATGACTTTCAAAAACAACAATTAGAAAAATTAGGATTATATCAACCACCTACACCTGAAAATGACGGCTCTGAATTTATTTCAAGATTGTAGAATATTTATAATTGATGAAAAACAAGAAGCACAATAAACTAGTTAAAGACTATGAGGGTCAAAAAGCTCAACACCTAGAAAGATTAGCCACTCAAATGTTGAAAAACGATGAAAAAATGCAACTATTAAAAGAGAAGAAGATAAATCCAAACTTCCTTAAATTATTTTAATTATGAAACCTAAAGAATTTAAAGTTAACACACTTGAGGAATTTCAAGACATGGTTAACAAAAAACATTTCAGTATATCAGAAGCGATTGTTAGTGCCATTTTAAGCAACAAAAAAACGCGAAAGAAAAATGTACACGTGCTTTCTGTAAAGTGCGTTGAAGAAAATGTTATATTTGATATAACGTTAGAACGAGCTAATTTTGTTGATACTTTGAAGGAAAATTTAAAATACTTTGAAGAACGCGAATTATATGAAGAATGTGCAAAAATTAATATTGGTATTCAAACTTTAGTTGACAATTAATAAATTAATATATGTATTGTAAAATATAAATAATTTATTAAGATAATGGCAAAGGCAAAAGAAACATCATCACGTGGAGTTATAAAAAAGGCAAGAATAAAACGCCCCGGAGTTCATAGTAAGAAAAAAAATAGCGTACATAAAACAGGTAAACATTACGCTAAAGCGTACACAGGTCAAGGAAGATAAAACATGAAACACTCAGAATTAAAACAAATCATCAAAGAAGAAATTAGTAAGGTTTTAAAAGAAGCCACTAATACCTTTGCAGCTGCTGCATTAGAACTAGTTAATATTGCAGAACCAATGGTTAAAGGTGGTGGATATGTTGATGATATGAGACCTGAAAGAAGAAAGTCTGCAAACATTAAAACAGCAGATCAATTATCTGACTTCTACTACAACATAAAAGAGATGTTGGCTGGATCAGCAGACTTAAAAAGCAATAAGATGTTTGTGATGAAGGCTAAAGAGATAATAGTTGATAAATATAAATTATCCATTACAGACGAAAATGGATTTCCAATGAAGTTTAAATAATATGAAAAAATCCGAACTACATTCTCTAATTAAAGAAGAGATTCAAAAAGTATTAAAAGAGGAGTCTATCGTTGATAAGATTAAACATCTATTCCAAAGAACACCAGCAGAAGTTAAATTATTAAATAAATTAGATGTGTTTGATTTGATAACTCCAGGTGATGAAAAGTTTAACATTGTCATAAAGGCAGCTAAACAATTAGGAATGAATATTGACAAAGCTAAGGCTTTTAAACTAATACAAAAAAAGCTATCAATGGAGATAGAAGATCTAGAAAACGAAATTTAACCATGAAAAAATCAGAATTAAAACAAATTATCAAAGAAGAAATTAGTAAGGTATTAAAAGAACAACAATCAAATATTGAGTTAATAGGGCCAAATATTGACGAATTGTTAGATGCTATTACTTTTATTAATACTGGTGTTAGAACTAACAAAGGCTTACGACCCCACTCATTTGGAAAAAACACACTTAAAGCATTGGATAGCGATGGCCATTCAATAGGTGGTGGAAAGTTTTCAATTGGTATTGAACCTAAAACATCTGATAAAAGTCTATATATTAGACAAGTTAATGATTTATTAGATGATCATGGATTTGAGTGTAAATTATATATGACTAAATAAACATGAAAAAATCAGAATTAAAACAAATCATAAAAGAAGAAATACGCAAAGTATTAAACGAAAACGAACCACCTAAACCAGTAGCGTACAGTAATGGATTTAACCTTTATGATAATAAAGAGGACTTTGAAAAAGCTCTTGATTATTATTGGGGTAAAGACAAAAAAGATTGGGAATTAGTTGATTATAATGAAAAGTATGGTGGTGGTGAAATTGGTGATGATATATCGTATATTATAGGTAAATTTGTTATAGGAAGGTGGAATGCTGAACGTGAACATCCAGGAGGAGTTAATACAAATACTGACTCTAGTGAGCAAGATTTAGTATATCCAAAACATTCTAGAAAAGACTAAACATGAAAAAATCGCAACTCCAACAAATTATTCGCGAAGAAATTCAAATCGTATTGAAGGAAAACACATCCAACTATATGTTTTTCCAAAACCTCAAAACCATTAAAGATGCAGTTGACGCAATGCTTCAAATGGATCCAATGATGGTAGATCAAATTCTATCAAATGGACATGACTGGGCAAACGACCACATCACAACATCAAAAGACGATGTTGAAGAAGTATATAATTTTTTAAAGAATTACAATTCTCAATTAGACGAGAAAGCACTTTCCCCTAAACAAAAGAAAATAGCATCAGCTGCGCCACCTGCAGATAAAATAACAGGTGCCGATTTTGTGGCTTTACGTAAAAAATAATTAAAGGGCTTGGATTACCAGGCCCTCTTTCGTATATTTATATCAACCAAGAAAAATAAAAGTTATGAAAGTAGTTACAGACAACGCAGTATTCCCACCACGTAAACATTTCGTGGAGGTTGATTTAAAATTTACCACATTCGTTCCAAAGTGTCGTGTTTTACCGGCAAATTATTTTGAAGAACCAAACACCTATTTTACATTAAAAGCTAGATACGAACCCGGTGAAAATAAATATTTTCCTAATGGTGGATTCGAAGTAGTGCATTCCGAAGGTGGAACATATAATTATTACTTAGATGAAGTAATTGTCCATCCATTTGAGTTAAATATGCGTAAATTTTTCACTAAGTCAGAAAATGTAGTTAAAGAAAAGGTATCTACTGGTACACCAGGCAAACGTGGCAGACCAAAGAAAGATGGCGAATTAAAAACGAAAGCAGTGTATGTACCAACTGGTGGTTCAAGAGGCCGCAAACCAATGGATCCGGCATTGAAAGCCATTAAAGACGCAGAAAAAGCAGAACGTGCTAAGAATAGTAATGGAAGACGCGGACGTCCTAAAAAATCCTAATATGTATTATTAAATGAACGACGAATACCAAACTCAGCAATACTGGAACAACTATATGAAAAAATCAGAACTAAAGCAAATCATTAAGGAAGAAATACGAAAAGTATTAAATGAAAATCTTAACTACTTTAAACCTTATGGTAAAGAATACGAAGAGGTATATGAAGATTTAAATTTTGATGATCAAGATAACTTAGAATTAGTATTTATATATTTTAGAGGTTTAAAAAATGAAAAAAAAGCACGTTTTATCCCTCAAATACAATCACCTAGAAACAATACAGACACAGATAGAGAAAATTACAATATGTCTCATACTCTTGATTATGTTGATGTAGAAACTGGTGATGTTTTTTCTATAGTTGTATTAGATGAAGATTGGTTTGAAAGCATCCCGAACATCTACCCAGCAGATTCAACATCTCTTGAAATGATGAAAAGAGAAAATTTAGTATAAAAAATATGAAAAAATCAGAACTAAAACAAATAATCCGTGAAGAGGTTAGAAAAGCATTAAACGAATCTGATTACGATCAAGCAATGCAAAATCTAGCTAAACAAGCAGATATTAATTTATCTGAACCAGCTGGTAGGAATAAATTTCGTGCTCCAAAAGAACAAGAATACGAAGTAGGATATTGGGAATACACCAATTATGGTCCAGAAGGTATGACAATTGAAGTGATGGCTACTTCAGAGAAAGAAGCTATAGAAAAAGCTGAAGGTAAAACACGTGGTAAACGTGGTAGCTATAAAGTAATAGCTATAGATGGAGTTAAAAAATAAGGAGTTTGGGTTACCAGGCCATTTAACGTATATTTAAATATAATAAAAAAATAAAAGTTATGAAATTATTAGGTGGGTTATTCAGATTATTAGAAGGTTTTATTCTATTTTATTTATTGTTTGCATTTATTAAGTGGTACATAACAGGACATTTCGGAAAATATGCTGTTTTATTTTGGGCATTTACAATATCATGTTTTATTTGTTACCCAATAGTAAAACAACATCACGAAGCAAAATATGCATCGGATCATAGATCAGGACAAGAAATTTGGAATGAAAATATGAAGAATTATGATCCAGTAAGAGGTTATTAATTAAATAAAGGTTATGGAAAAAATAGAAAGACGTGGTAGACCCACAATCGCTTCAACTGATATAGATCAGCAACCACGAAAATTTACTCGTGAATATACTAATTTTATAGGTATTAAATCAGTATGGAAATATGATTTAGATGCTTATTCAAGCGGTCCAATTAGTGTGGAAAATTTCTACCCAAATGGATTTGTTGCTGATGTAGAAAAAGAAGCAAAATTACCCAAAACACAAAGAAAATATATCAACCCAGCAAACGGTAAGGAAGTATCTTACCAAAGATATCAACAAGTAATGAAAGGAAAGAAGTAATCCATGTAATGGAAATATAAAAATTAGGATTACAAAACAATAAAACGTGTATTTAAATAAAAGTTATGAAAAAGGAAGCAGGAAAGGTTACTAGTACTTGGTTACAAGCAAGAAAATTACTAAAAGAAGAACAATTTGAACAAGCAGAACAAACACTAGATCTAGGAATAGCATTAGTAGCTCATTTCACTATAGGAGGTTTAGGTGATAAAGATTTGCTTGAAGGAGTCAAAATGGAAACATGGAAAGAACGTTTTTGGATAGCAACAGAGAACTTCATTTGGCCACGTCGCCCTGATTACGAAAAAAATTGGAAATTCAGATGAAAAAAAAGAAAAACCCAAACTATATACCACCTATTCAATTTGTTGTTATTAGTGAAAAAGGACAAGTGTGGACCGGTATTAAAGGGGATGAGTTAAGATTCAGTGATGACTGGAACGAAGCAAAACCACTTAATGATGAAAAACAATTTTCCCATCTAAAAAAAATGTCGTACCTTAATCTAGAGCAAATGTTTTTATGAGTGAAAAAAGAGGAAATACCGGAAAATTAATCTACGACTTTAATGTATCAGCAAACTTAGAAGTACAAGTAGAAGACACATGGTATCGAGTTACAGCTAGAGATTTTAGATCATTTAATGGAGTAAGACGTATTTTTGAAGTACCTTATGAAGGCCCATTATACGTGTTTGCTACAAATATTAAAGTAACAGAATTAAATAAACCAGGATTAATATTTGTAGATGATATTAATCCTAATTCATTTTACAATAAAAGAGCTGGGGAAAGAGATTAGGATTACTGAATTAATTATCATATATTTAAAATATGTTTGAAGTAGGACAAAAAGTAGTTTGTATAAAAACTCATTCACAAAAAGCAGTAATAGAAGATAAAATATATACTATATTTGGATTTAAATCTTGTACTAACTGTAAAGAATTGAAAGTAGATGTTGGTGTATTAACATCAAGAGATGGATTGTGTAGTTGTGGTACTCCATATAAACAAAATGGAGTACATTGGATTTCAGCAAAATTATTTCGTCCGTTAGATGATAAATTTGCTACTTCAGTATTAGAGAATATATTAGAACAAATAAGAGAAGAACAATTAATAGAAACAATCTAAAAACAAAAACATGGGAAAAGTAAACGCAAGATTAAGAGTAGAAACACTTAAAATGTGGTTAGAAGATGTTAAAAAAGGTAAAAAACAAACAACTACCTCAAACACTCCAATCGCTCACGAACCTGTCAAATTCAGAAAATACAATGGGCGCTAATACTAAACGTCACTTCCAGTTACCTATCCCAAGTGACAGTGCTTGGGAAAGGAAAACATGGAAACATTATGCACCAATTTGGTTTAATGAAATTGTAGTTGGTATTTCCAATATTGTTAAGTGGGCTCCTACTATTTATAAAGATAGAGATTGGGATAAATACCATATCTTTGAAATGCTTAAGTTTAAATTGATTCAACAACGTAAAGAATTAGTTGAAGCAAATAGACATATGGGAGTAGAAGCTATAAATAGAGATATTACTATTTGTTTAAATTTAATTGAACGTATTTTAGATGAAACATATAACTTAGAATATCAAGATTATGTTAGAGAAAAGATATGGTGGAGTGATAATGGTGATGATACATCTACTTATAACTCAGAAATATTAGATGAAAACTTTGCTGGTTACTTTTTGAAATATCAAAATCAAACACGCCGCTTACTTAAAAAAGATCCTGAATTAGCATTAGAAGAAAATAAACAACGTCTAGCATTATATTTAAGTCATTTAAATCAAAGTCGTTGTCAAGCATTATTATTTAAAATATTAAATTATAAAATAAACACTTGGTGGGATTAATTATGGAAAAAAATTGGGGAGTAAATGATAAATTACTCAAAACATTAGAAAAACAAGTTAAAAAAATTGTAGCCGAGGAAGCTGTAGGAAATGCTATGGATGTTTTAAGTAGATGTACTGATGAAACAATTAGAGAATTTCTGCATTTTGCATTTTTAGAAAATTACAATATAGCTTGTACTTGTTTAGATTTTGCTATTGATAAAAATACAGGTAAACCAATAAAAAACTCAACATTTGGACATACTCTAAGTAAAGAAACATTAGATGAATTGTTTGAAGCACACGACCCAGAAGACTTTATAGATGAAGATGATGAAGATTGGGAAAGAGCTTCATTAGAAGATTATAAAGATGAAGAACTACTAATTGAATTAGAAGAATGGGATCATACATGTGATGATGGTTGTTGCTATAATTATGGTACTAACATATACATAAAGGGATTACTTACAGCTGTATTAAATAAATTAGGATACACAAATGTAACAGTAGAATATAAATAAAATGGAAAAAGAAAACACATGCGACCGCTGCTTTAAACCAGTATCTGAACTATCTGAATTTCCTAGTGGTTCAACTTATGAAAGTAGAAAATTAGGCAAAACATTTAGAGCAATATATGAAGGTCCTAAGATAGAAGAATACGAACAAATATTAGATGAATACACTTCAGAAGCACACCCTGGTGAAATATGGACAGACAATATAAATGAACTAGAAGCAAAATATGGACATGAAAAAGTAGATCAAGCATTTTGTTATGATCAAGCATGTAACACAGTAGGTAGTTCTTGGGAGTGTGTAAATTGTATAGAACAATAAAATGGCAAATTTAATTAGAGAAAATATTGATAGATGGTTTGAAAACAACTTAGATGTTGATAATAGAACTTTATTTATGGGTTCAATTAAATCTACTTCAGATGATTATGAATCAGGAGTAGATAACTTCATGGCAGAGTATTTCATTAAAGGAATGCATGTCCTAGAACATAAAAACAAAAATCCAATAATTATTATTATGAATAATCCTGGTGGAGATTATTTTCATGGATTAGCCATATATGATGCTATTAAATATTCTTCTTGTCATTGCACAATTAAAGTGTATGGACATGCTATGAGTATGGGTAGTGTAATTTTACAAGCAGCAGATGTTCGTATTATGATGCCTAACTCTAAATTTATGATTCATTATGGATATGATGGTAGAAATGATCATTTAAAAATAGTAGAGAAATGGGCTGATGAAGGAAAACGTTTAAGTTATGAAATGGAAAATACTTACTTAGATGTTATGTTAGAAAGAGAAGAAAAAGAAGGACACGGTTACTTAGCAAAACACCTAAGCGATATTATGACTAAACAAAGTGCATTAGGGTATCCAGTACCACCACCTAAAAATTATTTATTTAGTAAAATAGCTGTAAAGAAAAGAGAAGAAGTTAGAATTGTGCTAAAAGAGATGTTAAATTTTGATACTATCTTAAATGCAGAGGAAACAGTAGCTCTAGGATTTGCAGATGAAATATTTAAAATAAAAGACTAGGCTTATAATGTAAAATAATATATATTTAAAATATGAAAAAGAAAATATTTATATATAATAAAGAAACACTCGGATTAGAAAGACCAAAGAAAAAAATATATGTTGGTATTTTATTAACATTAGGGTTATTATTCATGTTAGGTTGGTTTACAGGTACCAATAAATATATCATTAATAAGATAAACCATACCACCGAAGTAACTGATACAATGTTGATACATGGAGAACGATTTAGTGAAGAGGCATTAATTCGTTTACTTAAAGATTGCCATATCAAATATCCACACATTGTTTTAGCTCAAGCTAAATTAGAGTCAGGTGATTTTAAATCAAAAATGTTTAGGCAGAATTTTAATTTATTTGGAATGAAATTGCCTCGACAACGTATTACTACTGCTTTAGGTGAAAAAAATGGACATGCATATTATAGAGACTGGATTGACTGTGTGCATGATTATGGAATGTATCAGAGTGCAATGATGTGTAATGTAGCTAATGAAGTTGAATACTTTACTAAATTAGATGAAAGGTATGCTGAAGATACAACATACATCAGTAAATTAAAACATATAATCGAAGTACAAAATCTTAAAGAAATATTCCAAGATTAATAGAATATTTTCAACTTTTTGCAATATTTATAATAAAATTTATAAATGGTAAAAGTATTACAGAACATATTCAGTGCAGGAACTGATGAAATCGCACAAAATTATATTATTGAATCATGGCACGTATCTCAGTCAGTAGATGCATTTACAGCAGCTGATGATTATGATATTAGTATAAGTGGTAGTTTAACGTTAGAAGGGACATTGAAAAATGGATCAGCAGGTAATACGGCAACAGGATTACATTCTCATGCCGAGGGTAATAATACTAATGCTGCTAATACTTATTCACATGCAGAAGGTGATAGTACTCAAGCAATAGGTGATGCTTCACACGCTGAAGGATATTTTACAATATCCTCAGGTTCTTATTCACATGCTGAAGGAAATAGTACACAAGCAATAGGACAAGGTTCACATGCTGAAGGAAATAATACACAAGCAATAGGTGCTTTTTCACACGCTGAAGGACGTTTAAATATAGCGTCAGGTTCTTATTCACACGCTGAAGGAAGTAGTACACAAGCAATAGGTGCTTTTTCACATGCTGAAGGATTTACTACTCAAGCCGTAGGTAATTTTTCACATGCCGAAGGAAATAATACACAAGCAATAGGTTCTTATTCACATGCTGAAGGTGGGTCTGGAGGGCCAACAAACATTTTACAAGCAATTGGAGATTATTCGCATGCTGAAGGATATGATACTCAAGCAGTAGGTAATTATTCACACGCTGAAGGAGAATTAACAGTAGCAAATAAAGAAGGAGCCCATGCTGAAGGATATAATACATTAGCTGATGGAGAATTTTCACATGCTGAAGGTAGTTATACAACTGCATCTGGTGATTTTTCACACGCTGAAGGTTCTGGATCTATATCATTTGGATTAAATTCACATGCAGAAGGATATAATACTCAAGCGATTGGAGAGACATCTCACGCTGAAGGACTTGATACAATATCTTCAGGTTCTGCTTCACACGCTGAAGGACTTGATACACAAGCAATAGGTTTTGTTTCACATGCTGAAGGACTTGATACACAAGCAATAGGACAAGGTTCACACGCAGAAGGAATTTCTACAACATCCTCAGGTTCTTATTCCCATGCTGAAGGTAGTAATACACAAGCAATAGGTGTTGCTTCACATGCTGAGGGATATATTACTCAAGCATTAGGACTTTATTCACACGCTGAAGGATATATTACACAAGCAATAGGTGATATTTCACATGCTGAAGGAATTAGTACAATATCCTCAGGTTCTTATTCCCATGCTGAAGGTAGTAATACACAAGCAATAGGTGAGACCTCACACGCTGAAGGATATTTTACAACAGCATCAGGTGATTATTCACATGCAGAAGGATATAATACTCAAGCGATTGGAGAGACATCTCACGCTGAAGGATATTTTACAACAGCATCAGGTGATTATTCCCATGCTGAGGGAAATGGAACAACATCATTAGGAATAAGTTCACATGCTGAGGGAAATGGAACAACATCATTAGGAATAAGTTCACATGCTGAAGGAACATTAACAATAGCACAAGGTAATAATTCACATGCTGAAGGTTCTGGGTCTGTATCATTTGGATTAAATTCACATGCAGAAGGAAACAATACAGTATCATCAGGAGTAGGAGCACATGCAGAAGGTGATAGTACTCAAGCAATTGGGCTTTCATCCCATTCCGAAGGGTATTATACTATAGCCTATGGTGATAATTCACATGCAGAAGGTGATAGTACTCAAGCAATAGGTGATAGTTCACACGCTGAAGGAATTGATACAATATCTTCAGGTTCTGCTTCACACGCTGAAGGACTTGATACAATATCTTCAGGTTCTGCTTCACACGCTGAAGGACTTGATACACAAGCAATTGGAGATTATTCACACGCTGAAGGAAGTAGTACACAAGCAATAGGTGAGGCATCACATGCAGAAGGTAGTATTACTCAAGCAATAGGTGTTGCTTCACATGCTGAAGGGCTTTATACACAAGCAATAGGACAAGGTTCACACGCAGAAGGAATTTCTACAACATCCTCAGGTTCTTATTCACACGCTGAAGGATATACTACACAAGCAATAGGAGATTTTTCACATGCTGAAGGATATAATACTACAGCCTCAGGTGCTTATTCACATGCTGAAGGTGAAAGTACTCAAGCCGTAGGTAATTTTTCACATGCTGAGGGATATACTACTACAGCCTCAGGTTCTCATTCACATGCTGAAGGATATACTACTCAAGCCGTAGGTAATTTTTCACACGCAGAAGGAATTAGTACAATATCCTCAGGTTCTTATTCACATGCTGAAGGAAGTAGTACACAAGCAATAGGTTCTTATTCACATGCTGAAGGAGTTAATACTCAAGCAATAGGTGATGGTTCACACGCTGAAGGAGTTAATACAATATCCTCAGGTTCTTATTCACACGCTGAAGGATACGGTACATCTACTTATGAGTCATATCAAACAGTTGTTGGAAGATGGAATGATTTTGCTTCTCTTTCAAGTGCTTATTTTTTAGTTGGAAATGGAACAAGTAATGGTTCTAGATCAAATGCATTTAGAGTAGCTTCAACAGGAGAATGTTTTTCAGGCACTACATTTACTAATGGAGGCGCCGATTACGCTGAATACTTTGAATCAGTAGATGGAACAGCTATTCCTTATGGAACAGTAGTTGAATTAGAAGATGGAAAAATTAAAGTTTGTGTTACTGCTTCAAACGCAATAGGTGTTATATCAGCAAAACCAAGTATATTAGGAAATAGTGATGAAGGAACAGGTGATGAATGGATAGGTAAATATCAAAAAGATATTTGGGGAATTAAATTAACACAAGAAATTGAATACCAAGTACCTGATGGATACGAACAAATACTAAATCATGATTATGTTTCTGGTTCTATAATTCAACCACAATATATAAATGGACCCCGTAAATATAAAACTGAAATTATGATGGGTAATGTACTTAGTCCTAACTTCAACCCAGAACTTATTTATATTCCTAGAGCACAACGTCCTGAATGGAATGTAGTTGGTTTATTAGGCCAAATCAAAGTCCTTAAAAATCAACAAATACCTAGTACTTGGATTAAGTTAAAAGATATAAGTCCAGAAATTGCTACTTATTTAGTAAAGTAACTTGGATTCCTGAGTTTTTATTCTTATATTTATGACGTTAAATAAGTTATAAATTAAAAACAAAAACAAAATGAAAACAAAATCAAAACAATTAAAACGCAAAATGAACCGTACTGCAGTATTAAGTTTTTACAATGCTCGCAAGCGTAATGGAGATGTCACACGCTTATCAGAAATGACTGGGTTATCAACATCACATATTTCAAATGTGACTGCTGGTCGTAGAAGTGTGAATATTGAGTTATCAGAAGCAATGTATTCGATTTCTCGTAGACGAGTTAAAGAAACAGCTTAATTAAATAGATTAAACTATAAGGCAGGCTGAAAGGCTTGCCTTTTTTATTTGGATTATCTAACTCTTATTTGTATATTTAAATCATGGAAAAAAGGTCAAAACAGCAATTGATTCATATCAAAAGAGTTAGTAAAGTAATAAATAATATATTATCACACATTTAAACCTACCTCACCATGAACTTAACTTTAGCATTGATTACAATTGGTCTTATTATATACTCGGCTCAATTATTTGTTTTAAATTCAGATCATAAAAAACGAGCTGAACAAGCAATGAAGGAATATAAACATCTAAAAGATGATCATTTTGAGTTGATGAGAGAAATGAGAGATATAAAAAATAAAAATATATTATTAGAATCAGTTATTAAAACAATTAAAAGTAAATAAAAATGGTAGAAGTAGTTATAGGAATAGTAGGAGTACTTATTGTCGCTGCATTGATGGACATTATTACACAACTCAAAAGAGTAAACAATCTAAAAGAAGAAGAATTAGAGTTATTAAAAAAACAACACAAGTTATGATTGAAAGATTATTAAATTTATTCAGAAAAAAAATTGTAATACCACTCACCACAAATGGTGTAAAAAATGGGACTTGGATAGAATGTTATAAAAATGATAAATATTATAAAATGCTAGTTCAAAGATATGGGTTACCTTTACCAACAACAATAGAAACAGTACCTGTAGAATAAAACGTGACTTTTAAAACAAAGTAACATATATTTAAATAATTAGGTGGTGGAATTGGTAGACACACATTAGAAAGTTCCTAGTAAAGGTTGTAAATGGTAGAGTGGCGAAAACGTATATTGATATCAATATCGAAGGTTAAACGCAAATCACTATTAAATGTGATAAAGGTGAAGGTTCGATTCCTTTCTCTACTACCTAAAATAAATAAAATAAAACAAAAAACAAAACATGATTGAATTTACATTAGGAGTAGTATCCACAGTATTATTAGCTGCATTTATTTGGAGCTTAGTTAAAATTTTTAAACAAACGAATAAAATTAAAGAGATTGAGGAATATCTTCGAGATGATAGAGAAGATTTAAATCGTCGGTTTAGTTATATAGATAGTCAAAGTGACGCTGATAGAAGAAATGTTCAAGAACAACTTAATTACTTTGAAAGAGTAATGGCTGAATTATATGTTAAAAAAGTAGAAAAACAAAAAATAAACGGATAAATAATGACATTCAAAGAATTCAAAGCAATAATCGATTTAATGGTTGATAACAGCAAACGAGTAGATGCAATATACGATTTAAAAATCGATTTACTAGAGTTTAATGACGACAATCAACAATTGGTTTGCCTGTTATGGAAACAACTATTAAATGAAGAGGGATATGATTGGTTGCAGTGGTTTTTATATGAGAAAAACTACATTCATGATGGTAAAGGTAGGAAAGAAATGAATGCACGGGACGAATCAGGAAAGGAAATATGTAGAAATTTAAAAGATACCTATACATATCTAACTAAACAGAAATACTTTAAAACAAAATAAATTTAAGGGCTTGGCTTACCAGGCCCTTTTTTGTATATTTACAGTATGAAATTAAAAACATTATATTCAAGATCAGTAAATGGTAAAACAAATGAGTTTACTATTGAAATAGAAAACAACAAATATAGAACCATTACTGGTTTTACAGATGGAGTTCGTACAACCTCTAACTGGACAGTATGTGAAGCAAAAACATATTGTACTGCTGATGAGCAAGCGCTTAAAGAAGCAACTGCTATTCATCGTAAAAAAATGGAGACGGGTTCATTTGAAAATATTGCTGATATAGATATCGAAACGTATTTTGAGCCAATGCTTGCTAAAGACTGGAACAAGGAAAAAGCAAAAGTTAAATTCCCATTATATTCTCAGCCCAAACTCGACGGCATTCGTTGTATCATTAGAAAAGATGGTATGTGGACAAGAACAGGTAAACAATTAATTGCCGCACCACACATCTTCGAAGCATTAAAACCATTATTTGAAGTAACACCTGACTTAATATTTGATGGTGAATTATACTCAGATAAATTTGCTAATGATTTTGACTCTTTATGTTCAATAGTTAAGAAAACAAAACCAACTCCTGAAGACTTAGCATTAAGTGCTGCTCAAATGGAATATCACATTTATGATTTACCTAGTTGTAAACAAAATTTTAAACAACGTTCTGATACATTGTTGGAAATGGAATTACCAAAATGTTGTGTTAAAGTACCTACTCACTATATTCCAAATGAAGAAGAATTAATGGATACATATAATGAATATGTTGAGTTAGGATATGAAGGACAAATGTTGCGTTTAGATTTACCATACGAAAACAAACGAAGTAAATCACTTTTAAAACATAAATCATTTATAGATGAAGAGTATATTATATTAGGTGTTGAAGAAGGAATAGGAAACAAAACAGGTATGGTTGGCTCATTTATATTTGAAAGCAAATCAGGTAAACGTTTTAATTGCTCTCCTAAATTTAACTGGGAACGTTGTACTGAAATGTGGGAGCAGAGAGAAACGTTGATTGGTAAGCAAGCAACTGTAAAATATTTTAACTTAACACCACAAGGCGTACCTAGATTCCCATATTGTATAGCAATTAGAGATTATGAGTAAGATACTACAACACAAATATAATGCTGACTTAGTTGTTCCAAGGGAAGAACCAAAAGCAAAGTACACATTAAGAAGGTTAAACGATGGTTTAACTAAAACAGGTAGTAGAGTTCAATATATTGAATGGGATGAAAATACCAGCGAAGATAACTCATTACATGACGACATAAAAGTAAATCGTTCACTAATACTTAACCCAGGAACAAATTTTACTTGGTTAACAACTGCTATTACTGAAATAGTAGAACAAAGACCTGGATATATTAAGTTCCAAACACAAAACTCAACATACGAATTAATAGAAAAATAGATATGGAAATACTTCACGTGATAGGACTATGTCCTGACTCAATCGCTCACACCGATTTAATTGATTTTGTAATTGCTAATTACACTCAAATTCAAGATATAATAAAGAATAAATTTGGATTACTAAACTCTTAGTCATATATTTAGATTATGAAAAATGAATTTGTAAAATATGAACAAGCCTTATCTCTTAAAGAATTAGGATTTGATGAAGAATGCATAGCTTCCTATGATAATGAAGGAGACTTTAAAGATCCTTTTGAATATAATTCAGAAGAAACTGATGGTTATGTAACAAACAGTAGTTTAAAAGACCCTAAAAACTTTAATGCTTCAAGTAATCTTGCATTGTTAAAAGATTATTTAGATAATCCTTTTACAGCAGCACCACTATACCAACAAGCCTTCAAGTTTTTTAGAGAAAAGTATGATATACTTTCCTATATTGAAGCATCTCCAAACAATACATTTGATTATGTAACGGTATCAGATGACTTTGAAGAAAAAGACTATGACGATGGTCCTTTTAAAACCTATGAGGAGGCGGAACAATCCTGTCTGAATAAATTAATAGAAATGGTTAAAACAAATAATAAATGAAAAAAGAATTTTGCACATATGAACACGCAGTAGCTCTTAAAGAACTAGGATTTGATGAACCTTGTTTTTCATTTTATATTGATGTGGATAAGTTTTTATACACTAACCAAAAATGGTTAAATTATAACTTAAATAATAAAAGAATTTCAGCACCACTATACCAACAAGCATTTAGATGGTTTAGAGAGAAACATAATTTATGTGGTGAAGTTTATACTGTGAATATGGGTGCAATTGATTATACATTTCAAATAAGAGACTTATATAGTGAAGATGTAAAACATAATAATTTTGAAGCATATACAGGTGGATATATTGGAACATTCTTAACCTATGAAGAAGCAGAACAAGCCTGTCTAGATAAACTAATAGAAATCTGTAAAAACAAATAACATGAAGATATGGCACATAAGCGATACTCACACCTACCACAATTTACTAGACGTTCCTGAAAATGTTGATATGGTGATTCATAGTGGTGATGCTACGAATCCAAAAGATCCATATCTAAGCGAAGATGAAATGCAAAACTTTATCTATTGGTATAGTTTACTACCAATCAAACATAAAGTATTTGTAGCAGGTAATCACGATGTTTGCATTGAAAAAAACTTTATTAAAAAAGATGACTTTGAAAGAGCAGGTATTATCTATTTAGAAAACGACTATATTGAAGTTAAAGGAATAAAAATATGGGGATCACCAGTCACTCCTACCTTTGGTGAATGGGCGTTTATGAAGGCAAGACACAAAACTCATGAATTGTGGCAACAAATACCTGACGATACTGATATAGTAGTTGTTCATGGACCACCAGCAACTATACTTGATTTATCTTACAATAGAGAAAATCAATTAGAGTTTTGTGGTGACTCAGCATTAATGAAACGTTTGCTAGATATCAATCCTAAATTGTGCTTGTTTGGACATATTCATAATTGTAAAGATATTATCAATGCTGGAACTAGGAAGTTGTCAATTAGAGATACTATCTACAGTAATGGTAGTGTAGTGACTGATGGTAAATTTGGTAAATTAAGTAGTAACGGAAATATATTTGAAATATGAAATTAAGAATAATTGAAGAAATACAGAATGTAAATGATGGTAAAGAAATAAATTCACAATTTATTGTAGAGCAAAAAACATTCTGGGGATGGAAAGAAGTGTTAGTTACTCACTCTACATTAAGAACAAAAAGACTTTCTCATTCAACATATCAAGAAGCAGAAGAGTATATTTATCAAAACTACATGGGACATGGTGAATGTAGAAAAAATGGAAATCAATATACTTACTCATCATACACTTACTTTGTTTAAAAAATTTGGATTACAAAATCCTTAGTCATATATTTAATTTAAATAAAAAAGGTTATGGAAGAATATAGATCAAAACACCCAATGGACGTTTTACGATGGATTGAAAAAATAATTTGGTCATGTGAAACAGTTTCTCAAGTACTAGTAGCAGATAAACTTATAGACAGATGCTTTCGAAAAACATACAATGTAGTTTATGGTACTCCACTACACGAGGAATGGAGAAGAATTTCATGGTTAATAACTTGTAGATTGGATGAAATAGAAGAAAACAAACAAGACTAATATGAAAGGGATACTATATAAATCAAAAGAAGGGTGGATGGTTAAATATACCACCTGCAAAACAATACCAGGTATAAAAGGTGTTATGGGTAGTCATAGTAGAATGCCTGAATCTAATTATCTTCCTGTACATCCTGATACTAAATTATACCCTGATGGATTATGGGGGCAAGCTAATGTTGGTGAATTTGAAACTGTCGATTTTGAGATAGTGGAGATAATCGCACCTGTTGAAGATGGTACAACAATGTATAAGTGTGCTAATCTGATTAACGAGGAAAAACATTTTAAACGTCGTAAACAAGAGAGAGCGGTTACTCAAGATATTGTAGACGAAGCAATGCGAATAACATCTAAAGATGTTAGAGCTCCTAAATGTGTTAGAGATGGTATAGTTAAAAGAACATATACAGAACAAGATATGGTTAATGCTATTTGTTTTGGTATGCAAAAGGGTTTAAATGTTGGTAAAATAGATGAAACAGATAGTAATTGGGTAAATAACTATATCAACTCACTAAACAAACAAACCAATGACTAAATACAAAAAACCAAAATGGAACTTTCAATTCTATAAAACATACCAGTTTGAATGAAAGCCAATATACAGAAGTTTACCAGAACTAATGTGGAAAGATAAATTTGATTCACCACGCTGCGAACTAGAACCATATTATAGATTTGAATGGTTATGGTTTGGATTCAGAGCACAACAAGGAGATGATGATGAATGGTGTCAGTGGTTGTGGGTACATGAATATAATGATGGAGATGTAGAGAAAGCAAAGCAAACATGGGGTTGGGTAGATTACGAAACTAAAGAAAGTACTTGGAACAATGAATATGGAAAATAAAATGAAAAACTCCTATTACCAACTA